ACAAGCTTCAAGCAGCAAGCCTCAAGCTTCAAGCGCCAAGCTCCTCAAAAAAAGAGCCACAAGCCTCAAGCGTCAAGCATAGAGGCTCAAGCTTCAAGCCCCAAGCGTCAAGCGCCTTGATCCCGGAGCCGGGAAAAAGTTTCACGGACCTTTGACCAAGGGCCTCTACCAAGATAAAACTGTTACGCGGATGTTTCACATGGAACGCAATTTGATGTGGTGAGAAACGTATCTTGTTACTCTTCGTGACTTTAAGTTCTACAGTGAAAAAGGTGCCAGAATTATTATAGCCCAATAGATCAGGAGTACCGGAAAGACTAAGATTTTCAAGTCTAATCCACGAAATTTGTGGTACAGATTTTTTAAGTTTCGCATATAATTTTTGTTCCGGCTTCATGCTATTTTTAAAGTAACATGTGTATTCAATTTAGTAGTTATCTTGTAACTTCTGTGGCAAGATAATAGTCGAAGGCTTTTCAGTTTTTAAAACCAATCGGTGACTTGTATGACCTTTGTGTCCTACAATTGGTATGGAATTTTCGTGTACTTCCATACGTTTAATACCTAGTAGCTTTCCATCCTTCTCTACAAAGATTCTTGCATTCTTAACAGCGTCTGATCCCTCAGTAAACTTAGCTAGGAACTCTTGCAAATCTTTAACTTTCACTTCTACGTCTTAACTTGTTTGTTAATTCCTCTATCACTTTTTTATAACCTTGCAAGAGATTTTTATCTTTTATAGATTCCGATTCTAATTTTTGTATTTGAACACGTAAGTCGCCATTTAAATGTTGATGCGTTTCATTAATTTGTTCTAAATCTCTAACTCTTAATTGTAAGCTTTCAATTTGAACTTCTAAATCGTGATTACCTCTATTGTCTTTGTATACTTTCATTATTGACTTTATAGGACAGTTACCTTAAATTGTCAATATGGGAGTTCCTAAAAGATTAACAGAAATGCAACAAAGATTCGCTGAGTTTTTAGTATTTGGAAACGAAAGCGGACCAATGACTCAAGGTGAAGCGGCTATTGCTGCTGGCTATAGTCCTAAACGTGCAAGGCAAGAAGGATCAGAGTTATGCAACCCTAAATTGTCTCCACTTGTAGTTAAATACATAGGTCAACTCAAAGAAGAACGTCTTAAGAAACATGAGGTAACTTACGAAGGACACGTA